ATATAACAAAGAAGTTGTTGCACAAGTTATTGCTAAATATTATCCAGATAATCGTAGGGTTTTGAATGAGCTACAGCGTTATGCGATGGGTGGTGTTATTGATGCTGGTTTATTATCTCAAGTATCAGATGTCAATTTATCTCCCTTAATCAAAGGTTTAAAAGAAAAATCATTTGCTGACGTTAGAAAATGGGTTGTAGATAATCTTGACAACGATAGTCAAACAATTTACCGCAAGATGTATGATACTATGTACGATATTTTGAAGCCAAATTCAATCCCCCAGTTAGTTTTATTGATTGGTCGTTATCAATATCAAACAGCTTTTGTTATCGATCATGAGATTAATTTAATGGCATTCTTTACAGAATGTATGGTTGATTTGGAATTCAAATAGGTGATTTATGGATTTATTTAAAGAGGTTCTTCCATCTTTATTACAAACTAAAAAATCTATTATTAATTCTGATAACGAAAAAGAATATGAGCCTTATATTGTTAATCGAGCATTAAGTCAGCATAATGATTGTTTATTGTATGTAAATGAAATGAATCGATATTCTGGTTTAGATAAAAAGATGCAATATGACTATTATATAAATACTTTTGTAGCCAAGAAAAGACCTTTTCAAAAATGGTATAAGGCAAGCGAATCAAAAGATATTCAGGTAATTAAGGAGTATTTCGGTTATTCATCAGAAAAAGCTAAAGATGCGTTAAGAATTCTTACTCCTGAACAAATTGATAAAATTAGGGAAGTTGTTGATAAAACAGGAGTTATAAAATGAGTGACATTTTTAATGGATATGGCGTTGAGGTATTTATTGATGAAAATAATTTTTTAAAAATTAAAGAAACGTTATCTAGAATTGGTGTTTTATCAAAAAAAGATAAAACTTTGTATCAATCGTGTCATATTCTACACAAACAAGGTAGATATGTTATTATCCATTTCAAAGAATTATTTGGTTTAGATAACAAATCTCATGAGATTAGCGAAAATGATATTGCTAGAAGAAATACTATTGTAAATCTTTTAAGGGATTGGGAATTATTGGAAATTCGTCATGAAGATGAATGTAAATTTCCATTAGTTCCTATTAGTCAAATTAAAATTTTATCTTATAAAGAAAAAGACGAATATAATTTGGTTAGTAAATATAACATCGGTAAAGTTAAAAAATAATGCCTGGAGTTACTAGAAAAGGTACGGATTCAGCTGGAGGTAAATTAGCTGCTGGATCCGGTGATGTATTTGTTAATGGAGCTGCAGCAGTTAGAATAGGCGATGCAGTTACAGGTCATGGGGTCGCCCCTCATGATTCCCCAACTATGGCTGCTGGTTCTGGTTCAGTATTTGTTAATGGCATTGCAGTTTGTCGAGATGGTGATGCCGCTACTTGTGGCCATTCAGCGTCAGGGTCGGGAGACGTTTTTGCTGGTGGCTAAATAGTTTTGCGAGAATGGTTCTCGTAGAAAAATGACCTGCTTCGGGGGTCGAAATTAAATCTTGCTTTTAAGGAGAAAAATATGTACGCTAAAGACTTAACTACTTTTAGAACAATTCATAATTCAGCATTAATTGGTTTTGACGAATTATTTCGTAGAATCAATGAATTGGAAAAGCCGCAAACTGGGTTTCCTCCATATGATATTATTAAACAGTCTGAAGAGAAGTTTGTTATCAAAATGGCAGTTGCTGGATATACAAAAGATCAAATCTCAGTTACTTTAGATACAGGTAAACTTGTTGTTACAGGTAAAATTAAACCAGATGAATCTAAAAAAGATTCGGAATTCTTATATAAAGGAATTGCTGAAAGAGATTTTACTAGAACATTTACTATAGCTGATACAGTTGAAGTCGATAAAGTATCATTATCTAATGGTATGCTATATGTATCGCTAAGAAATGTAATACCAGATAACAAAAAGCCTAAAATATTTCAAATAGAATAATTAGGTTTTATAACTATAGGGGCAATCAGAAATGGTTGCCCCTTTTTTTTTGCTTGACGAAAAATGACTTATATAGTATAATATGAATATACTTTAAATAGGAGGTTAATATGTCATATAGTCGGTGGTCTTGTTCAGATTGGTATGCATTTCATACAACTGAATCCGGTGAAACAAAAGAAACTCAAAAACTAGCTTTATGGTATGCTGGAGCTGATGAAAATCCAATTTATACCTATGAAGAATTAAAAGTAATTACGCCAGATATAATTCGAGAAAGGTGTGATATGGAGATTAACGATAGTAATATGGAAGAAGCGTTTTATATTATAAAGCAATTTATATTTGATATTGATGATGAATTTAACCCTGATAAAAAATGAAAGATAAATTTGTTAAATACTTTATGGATGTCGCCGAGAGAACTGCTCAGTTGTCCTATGCGACTCGTTTACAAGTTGGTACGGTCATAGTAAAGAATAATCGTATCATTAGCTGTGGGTACAATGGAATGCCTGCAGGGTGGACGCCTAATGATTGTGAATATCCAGTTTCTATTGATAATGTTGAATTTTCAAAATTACCTATTGACGAACAAGCTAGATTCACGTATAATTCCAATAAAAATGCATGGGAAGGGTTAAAAACTTATGATGAGTTAATTCATTCTGAGGCAAATGCAATTAGTCAACTAGCGCGTTCAACAGAATCTGGTATAGATGCAACAATTATTTGTACTCATAGCCCTTGTTTACAGTGTGCAAAAATTATATACAGTTCTGGTATAAAAACATTATATTATAAAAACGAATATCGTTCATCCGCAGGTATTCGTTTTCTTGAAAAATGCGGTGTTAAAATCTATAAAATTGAGGAAGAAAATGACAGTTAAACAATTTAAATTATTGTCTGGCGAAACAGTTTTAGGTACATATCTTGGTCCATGTGAAACGCGACCTGAGTGTGATTTGTTCGAGGATACAATTCAATTAGTTATTGCTGATTCGCTGGAAAATCCAAAAGAACAATCAGTTGGTTTTGCTCCATTTCCGGAATATAATAACCCAAAAAATAAAAATAAGATTGAAATTAATAAAAATTTAGTTGTATTCTATATTGAACCAGATGAACAATTTGTTGAACAATATAATAAAATTTTTGGTAAAATCTTAACTGCGCCACAAAAAATCTTTACAGGAAAATAAATGTCAAAATTCTACACTGACGTATCTATATTAGGGAATAGTATTTTATACAAAGGGATTGAAAATGGTAAGCGAGTTCAGTTCAAATATGAATATTCGCCTAAAGTTTATGTTAAATCAAATAAACAAAGTGATTGGAAAAATCTTTTCGGTCAATATGTTGAAGAAATCCAACCTGGAGATATTAAAGAAACCCGTGATTTTATTAAAAGATACGAAGATGTAGATAATTTTGAAATTTATGGTGATATCGGATTCGATGTCCAATTTATCTCTGATCAATTTCCAAAAGTTATTGATTGGGATATAGAATTCATTAATTCTTATGTATTGGATATCGAAACTTCAACTGAAAATTCCGGTTTTCCTTCGCCTGATGTTGCAGCAGAGGAAGTTCTTCTTATTACCATGAAAAACATGAAAACAAAACGCAGTACAACTTTTATGTCTAGAGAATATACTGGAGATAAAAAAGAAAACTGTGAGTTTATTTTGTGTGATGATGAGTATTCTTTATTAAATCGTTTTGTTGATTTCTGGAAACGTAGTGATATCGATATTATTACAGGTTGGAACGTAGAAGGGTTCGATATAAAATATCTGGTTAATCGTATTGCAAAAATAGTTAGCGAAGATAGAGTTCGCGAATTAAGTCCATGGAACAGGATTAAAGAACGTAAAACAAAGGATGATTTCGGTAAACCAACAACATTATTTGAAATTGTTGGAGTTAACGTTATTGACTTTAGAGATCTTTATAAAAAATATGGTCAGAAAAAACCAGAAAATTTGCGCTTAGAAACAGTTGCTCAATTAGTATTAGGTCATGGTAAATTAGATCATAGTGAATTTGATACGTTTAAAGATTTTTATACTGGAAAAACTGATGATGTTGAGATATTAGATAAAAGCGAGCAAAACGAAATTAAAATTTTAGCGCACGAAAGATTCAAATTAAAAGAAGAAATGTTTAAAAGGGGGTTATCTTATTTTGATGATTAGATCTATTTAAGTGGTGACATTTTTGACTACAAAACTTTCTTTTTGATAATGTTGTATTAAATGGTTTGTTACATATTGGGCATAATTTTTCTATTATTGCGGCTTTTTGTCTACATGGTTTATTTGTATTTGCGCATTTTCTTGAACAACAAATAACGTTTTTTCTTGAATTATCTACGTTAAAAGTTGCTGCACAAATAGGGCAAGTTTTAGAATATAATATTTTGGGTTTTGTTGTTCTAGGGGATGTATTTCCTTCTCCTCCAACAGTATGGTTTAATAATATTCCTGTATTATTTATTTTTCTACCAAACCATTTGATTAATCTTCTTTCAATTGCTAACGCTCCAACATTTGTTAAATTAGATTCCAATACAATTATATAAGATTTATCTCGAGGTACTGATACTGTTGTGTGTTTTTGGTATAATCTTCTACCTTTTCCTTTCCCAATATAATATGGAGTTCCCGCTTTAGCTGTTTTTGAATCTTTAGATCTGATGTATGCATAAACATAATATCCAGCTGGAGATTTATTGACAAGAGAGTTTTGTTGATTATAAGTATTTGTGCTGGACATTAATGTTCTCCATGAATATTTGTACGAAATGTTTAGAGCTGGTAGGAGTTGGCGCTCCGTGACTAGCATTTTTATTGCTTAATATATTTATAATATATTATTTTTTGGAGAACAAATGAAATACTCGAATTTATCTAATGACGAATTGCTGCAAAAATATAGATTAATTGATAATGAAATAAAACAAAAATCATGGAATAAGTTTGTAGATTATAACATTATCGATTGCGATAGAGTCGATGAGCTAGAAGATTCGGAAAAACTTATTGATTTGTGTTTAACTATGAGTTATCTGGCTAAGATTAATTATGGTGATATTTATAGTCAGATTAGGATGTGGGATGCAATTATTTTTAATCATTTAAAAGCTAATAAAATAGTAATTCCACCTAGATCTAAAAATAGTAAAAATGAACAATTTGAAGGTGCTTTTGTTCGTGAACCAGTTCCTGGGTTTTATCGTAATATTGCTAGTTTTGATGCTACTAGTTTGTATCCAAGTATTTTACAAACATGGAATATTTCTTTAGAAACATTTGTTGGTATGTTTAATGGTAATATTACAACTAAAGGTTTATTAGATAAACAATATACTTTTCCAGAAGAATATGCTGTTGCAGCTAATGGCGCTATGTATCGTAAAGATAAAGTTGGTATGATTCCTGAGTTGATTGACGTTTATATGAAAAAACGTAAAGAAGCGAAATCAACAATGTTAAAATATGAATCTGAGTTAGAGTTATTAAAAGCTAATAAAGATTATGATAAAAAAGAATATAAACGTATATCTAATTTAATTTCAAAGTTTAATAATGAGCAGATGGCATTTAAAATTGCTATGAATAGTTTGTATGGAGCTTTGGGTAATGCATTTTTTAGATATTATACCTTGGAAAATGCTAGAGCTGTAACTTTATCTGGCCAATACATTATTATTTCTGTTGGCGAGTTTGTTAAATTGAAATTAGATAAAATGTTTAAAACAGATTATCCATGGGTAATTTATCAAGATACAGATTCAATTTACCTTTCATTAGAGCCTATTGTTGATAAATTTTATT